TGTCCATCAAGGAAGAAACCAAAGACAAACATTCCTTGTCTTAGGTTTGGAGTTGCACCTGCATTTGTTTGACCACCACCAGCGGTCACAGGATACATCAACTGAGCCCAAGGAAGTTGATCTGAAGGAACTTCAGTTTCCCCTTGATCGTGAAGACCTATAATACGAACTTTATAACGACGACCCCATCCAGGAACTTGATCTTTACTTTCAAATTTTCCGGCAAGCATATTATCTCGCCAAGTGGAATCGGCAGCAATCTGTCCGATCCACCAACTAAAACTTGCCCCAAGAAAACCAGAATTAAATAAAGTACCTTCAGTCATCAATCCTCATATATTCTACATTCGAGAGCGTCTGGATTATCATTACAATATAATTCCAAAGAAGTTGGATCGCGATGATCTTCTGGATGAGTTTCTACCCATCTTTCAAGTGCATCCAGTTCTTCTTGAGTATGTCTTCTTGCTTGAGAAGATACTGTTGGGTCATCAAGAATTTGTTTGTCATGTTCAATATGCTTTTCTACGCTGTCCATAGTTAGCGTTATTATTTGATAATACTATTTAACAACTTTATATTGCATTATAATTTGGAGTTCCTTTCTTTCCAACAGAATCTCTTACTAAAGTTAGTTTTGTATATCCACCTTGAGATAAACTGATATAATGACATAGCTCTGCTATCACATAAAATCCACCAAATTGTTGATTATATTCTTGTGTATCTTTGTTAGACAACTCAGGAGAATCTACAAAAATTAAATCTCCTGCATGTAAACTAAAATCTGCAGTAATTGTAATAGTGACTTTTGTTGAGAAAAACTGATTATATCTCATTACAGATTGATTCAAAACATTTTTAGGATCAAAATTTTCTTCTTTTGACTTTTCAATTTGCTGTTGAGTATCTCCTGTTGGAAGAGAACCTTTATCAATTAGCATATATTGAGTTCTAGAAAAATCTTTGTTGGTTTCCTCCCGATTAAACTCTTTATTATACTTTGGAAGTTCCTTTCCTGCCTTTTGAAGATTACTTTCTGCTCCTGGTTTTCCTCCATCAGCACTTGCATTTGGTGTAACGACTTCATAATATCCAGTAAATGGATCAAATAAAATAGTTCTAGTGGAATATGTTCCAATCTCTAACTTAGATTGAACATCTCCCGTAGCAGTCTCAACATTATGTTCCAATACCTTTCCCGAATATCCTTCGGGAATTGTTGCACCTCTACCATCAGGTGTTTGGTTATTTACAAAACTTTTATATTCTTTCTTACCACCACTAGGATCAGTTTCTGATAGAAGACCTTCTATAGATTTAAATTTAAATCCCTGAGAAGTTTCGAAAAAGAAAAATCCTGCACTATTTCCCTTTGCTTTTTGTGTTTTTGGTACAGATTTTTTTGCTAACCAAAGCAAAACATAAAATGGTCTACGATTATTTCCTATAAAATTATAGTTGTTTTCTGTTTCTTCAATATCCAATTCTTTTTTAGTTCCAAGATAAGTCTGTTCAGTTAATATCTTTTTAATATGATCTGATATTTTTCCATCAAATCTAGTATTTAAGACTGTTTTATAATTTAATATAGATTCTTTAGAAACTAATTTCAATCCAACAGCAGTTTTCTGCGTATCTTGCGTCAATGGTTTTATGTTGTCAATATATAATTCAACTTCAATTTCTTCTTCATTTGGATCTGATATTTTAAGTTCTGTCTTTTCAGTTCCAACCAATGGCATTCCCTCAATTAAAGTTTTAAGTCCCCCATCCGCTTCAATAGTTTTACCAGTTTCAACATAAATCAAATCAACTTTTATATTTGGACTCAATATACTTTCATAATAGTACAAATCACTGATAATTGTTGATATATCTTTCTTATTCTTCTGGTCATTTGAAGTAATAAGGCATTTTGCAATATTATAGTCTTTAGATTGAGCGGCAGTGATTGGTGTATTAGCCATATCTTACTTTGTCTTATATACTATTTACTACATATAAAGTCCATCTTGAGATGGATCTTCTCCACCTCCACCAGATCCAGAAGATCCACCACTTATGGGAATAATCTCTGGTGGCATAATAGTTACATTTGAACTCTCAGGAACCTCATAAGTATAATCATCTTCAGTTTCTGGATATCCATCCTCAGTATATTGACTAAGAATAGAAACCAAAGAATCTGCAGCGTTCTTTCTTTGGGATGCTGTTTCTACTTTATTAATAATATCATAAAAATTAATTCCAAAAAGTTTTACAGAATCGGCATCAATAACATATTCTCCTGGGTGAGTTAAAACTTTTTCAGTTTTATAAACTGGACCACCTTGTTTTTTGGATGGCATTTTTACAATAGATAAAAACTTCTTATAAGCACCACCAGAATAAGTAGTCCAGGCATTTAATCCCTGTTCATCACGAATTCTTTTTGCAACTCTGGCATTAGTTGCGGGATCAAAAAGATCTTCATTAGAAGAAAGTCCATATCTTTTTCTTCTATCAGGTCCCAGTCTATCAATCATATTAATTTGCCATAATCCATATGAATTATCTGGAGGAACTGGATTATGTGCCTTAGAATTTCCCCCAGATTCCGCCATCGCAATCGCTACCATTGTTGGTATTTCATTTTGAGCAAATCCAGCAGCAGTTGCAAGTTGAACTAACTGAGACATACTGATGTTTCCTTGCGGAATTGAACCTGCTTTTAGGCCAGCAGCAGTTTCTTTTTCTCTCTTCGATTTTAAATTAGTATAATCTTCATCAGTTCCATGGAGCTTATCTTTTCCTCCCTTATACCCACCATAAAAGTAGAATCCATACTTACTTGCAAGTTGTGCAAGTTTTTCGTTAATTCCACCTTTTGATTTACTAAATTCATTACCAACACCAAGAATTCTAGCTCTTACTCCAATAGACTTTAAGTACTTTAATTGCTCCTCGACTGAATTAAAATCTGCTGTTGAATTTGCAATACCTGTTGATAGATCAATCAAGGCACCCTTTAATGCATCACCTTTTGCTTTTAAAATCGCAAGTACAGCAGCAGCATTTCTACCAACCATTGTATCTCCACTTTCAGATCCACTACCAGATCTTCCAGCAAATCCGTGAGCAATACTATCACCAATTATGAATTGTGCTTGCCCTCCGAATTTCGATAAAGGATTTTCAGAAACTCCACCTCCACCACCTGCTTGCTGCTGTTGCTCTTTACCAGTTGCACTACTCTTCTTAAGAGTTAATTGACTAATTAAATTAGATAAGATGGAATTTATAGGATTCATCATAGAACTTTTTGCAATACCGGAAACCCAATTCGAAATGTCAACAGGTCCAGTTTGATCACTTATCGAAATATCTTTTCCAGGAACTTTAGTTGTATCTAAAATATCATTTATAAAGTTGTTTAATCCAGCACCAACTGCTTTAAAATCACTTTCTGGTGGTTTGTCTCCAAATAAAACTTTGATAGTTATTTCAAGTAATGGATGAAGAAACTTAGTTGCACCAGCAATATCATATGCACTTTTCAAATATCTGTAGGAACTGACTGTTCCAGGATCAGTTGGATTTGGATAAAATGTTTCTATTTTTGATACCTTCTCTTGTCCATATGGAAGTGTTCCACCAACATCAGATCCTGGTTGCAATGGTGCAGTTGGAACAGAAACAACTCTTTTTGCTTTTGCAGCCTTTCCAACTGTTCTTGTAACTGCTCCTGTATAAACACCGCCACGACTAACCTCACCACCTTGAGCATAACCCATTGCCTTTGTTGCATCACTACCAAACAAACTTCCAAATGATCCCTTTTGCTTTGCAAGAGTTCCAAAACTAAGAGTATTCACCATCTCTCTTATTTGTTCACGAATTCTTGCATCAAATTTACCAAGATTTTCTCTTTGGTTTTTTATTCCTTCAACATCACCTGTCAACAACATAATACCATAATTGATCAATTCTATAGCATATCTAAATGGAGCACCTACAACATCTAATAATGTTCCCAATCCATTCAATAAAAAATTGGTAAACATCATTCCAGGTCTCACAAAACCACCATAAAACGCACTCTTAATAAATCTCATAAATGGATTTTTATCTTTCAATGCTTCAACATAGGCTTCATCTGCATCCTTTTGAATTTTTAGTGTAAACTTTCTAAGTTGAAATGCCCCTTCACCCAAAGCAGAAGATATTAAACCAACACCAGCAATAGTTCCAGCAGCAGCACGAGCACCAAATTGTGCAGCACCCCTTATCGCTCCTTGCTGCGCTGCTCTTTGTGCTCCTTGCTGGATTACCCTATCCTTTATGGTATCAACTCCTTGCTGCATCGCTGATCCTTTCGCATCACTTTCAACGAGATCAGAGAACAGCATACCAGCAATGAACATAGAATTCATTACCTTATTTGCCAAATCAAGAGTTCTATTATAATTCTTTAATCCAGCATCACCACCTAAAAGTTTTGCTTGCTGCTTCCCAAAATCAACAATTTTATATACTTTATCTACAAAAGTCACTAAAGCATTTAATAATGAACCAGCAAACTGAAGAATAAATTCACTAAACTTCATTGCACCAATCAACACCCCCTTTAGTTTTGGTAACTGAGGTAACAACTTAATAGCAAAAGCACCTAATAAAACTTTAAATAAGAAATTTTTAACTACATCAAGAAATCCCAGTTTTGGAACTGGCATCTTATTTGAGACTTGTCTTTCATCACTACCTTGCCTATCCTCAATTTTTCTTTCTTTATCTTCAAATCTTTTTCGTTCATTTAAAAATCTTTGCTTCTTAATAGAGGCATCTTTGATTTTATATTTTTCACCTACAAGTTTTTCTACTTTAACAGTCTGTTTTTTTATTAAATTTAATGTTAAATTTTTGGGTTGTATATATGCCATTTACTTATCCTCTTGCATAGCACATATCTTGTTCATAATTAGGAGTTTCTCCCCCATAAAAACCGGAAGAAGGTGATTGAACATATACTGGAGGAGACATTACTACAGTATCTTCAGGATTTTCTTCAACGATCATCTCTGGTCTTTGATCTAATTTTCTTCCAGTATATTTACTCAAATGTTGTATAAGTTGAGAAGATTTTTGTGCTCTTTGACTTTCATTTTCGACATTATTAATTAAACTAAAGAATGCAATTCCACCAAACAAATCTACAGAGTCTTTATCAATAACATACTCACCTTTGTGAAGAAGTCTAATACCACCGGAGAGTGTTGGACCACCATACTCTCTACCTATTGTCAAATAGTTTATATAAGGCATAGGATCTTTATTTCCATACGCAGTTGTTTTAGTATCGTGAGATTCAAAGTGAACGTGAGGACCTGTTGAATTTCCAGTACTTCCAACATAACCAAGAAGTTGTCCAGCGGCAGTAGTTTGTCCTGTTTTTACTGATGGAGTATCTCTCATATGAGCCATTCTAAACATTTGTCTCACAGAAGAAACCCAAATATCAACAACATTTCCATACCCTCCAGCATATCCAGCAAATACAACTTCTCCAGGTGCTCTAATTGCTATTGGTTTTCCTTGGGGAGCACCAACGTCAATACCACCGTGATTTCTTCCCCACCTTGGACCAAATCTTGAAGTAATTGGATATCCACTAACAGTTGCTCCTGCAGTCTCTCCCGCAGGTTGGACTTGACCTCCAATATTAGTAGCATCAGGAACTTTAGGATCACATACACAATCGGAAACATTAGCAGCAGGAGAACTTGAAGAAATTTTAGCAGTAGTTGGAGTTGCCCCAGTTGCTTTTAATTTGTCGGAATAAATTTTTAAAAATTGATCTGCTGTATAACGATCTTGTCCATAACCACCGCCAGGCAACGCAGCCCATTCTCTACCCAACTTATAAACATCTTCCTTTGATATTGGTTTTGATGGGTTAACACCACGCTGCTTTGCCTTCCATAAAGCTGCCTTATCCTGATTTGCTGGAGAAAAATCTTTTAATCCTAATGCTTTAGCAGCTTCATTCCAAGTTCCAGGCATAAATTGATACTTACCAGCAGCAGCAGATGAATATCCTTTAGTAACCACTGTATTTGGATGAACCCAAGGAGGTGCTTTAAATTTTCCTCCCCCATACATTGTTCTATACCCATCAGGTCCAGATGTTCCTTCAACTAAAGAAATTGCTTCTAAAAGTGCTCTTTCATATTGATTTCCTGTAGCAACAAATTGCCCACCAGTAGTAGAGCAGGGGGGACATTCTTTATCGGAAGCAGGAGAAAACCCTTCTTGAGGTTTTAGATCTTTTAATCCCAACTGCAACCTCAATTGACTTTGTATTTGATTAAATCTGTTGTTTAAAATTTTTACAAGTTCTCCCTTAATAATACCTCCCAATTTATCAGTTCCTAGAATAGAACTTATTTGATTGAATGCTTCGGGATTTTCTTCCCCAATACCTCTTAATAAAAAAGAAGTCAAAGAATAACTCATATTTGAATAGTCTTTATCAGTTATTTTATCTCCAAGTATAGATTTTGTAGTCAATTGCATTAAAGACCCCAAAGAATCCACTTGCCCAAACTCCCCATAAGAAGAATTTAAATAACCATATTGGTCCATTACTCCATTTCCACCTCGATATGGAAATACTTTTGTAACCACAAAAGATCCACCAACAGCAGAACCAGGATCTATACCACCCATAGAGGCATTAAAAGTTCTTGGTATCTCTGCTTTTTTATTTTCATCTCCAACACTTCTTGTATATCCACCACCAGCAAACTTCTTAACCACTCCTCCACGATAATATCCCATTTCTCTCGCTGCTTTTTCACCATAGAGACTTCCAAAAGAACCTGGAGTTTGTAGTTTTTGAGAAACTCCTTTCATACCCATAAGGTTAAACAAAGGAGAAATTACAGAGAAATGTTCTCGAATACCATCACGAACTCTTGCATCAAATTTCCCAAGATTTTTATTCTGCTCCTCAAGACCTTTACGATCATCATTTAGTTTCATAAAAGCAGCACGAATTAATTCAATACCATATCTGAATGGAGCACCAACAACATCGAATAAAACACCAGTTCCATTCAATAACCATATTGCAGGTCCAAGTGTTGCGTTCATCCAACCAAAAAATCCTTTCTTTAAAAATCTTGTAACTGGATTTTTATCTTGAGACGATTCTACTAATTTACCAACAATCCATCCCTGCAATCCTCTACCAAGTTTTTTAATTTGAAAAGCACCTTCACCAATAGCAGATGCAAGCAATCCTGTTCCCAGGATAACTCCAGTAGCACCCATAGGACCAACTGCTGCTCTTAGTCCTTGTTTTGCCGCTTGATTTGCTGTTTGTTGAACTGCTTGTTTCTTTACTTGATCTTGAATTATATCTACACCAGCATCGATTGCTTTTCCTGAAGCAATAGAACCCGTACCAACTCCACCAAAATCACTGAACAACATTCCAGCAATTGCAATTGAATTCAGTAAAGAATTCGTTTGATTGCTTGCTTCATCAAGAGCATTAATTGCTTTTTCGCCTCCAATTTTACCAACTAACTTTCTTGCATTATCGGCAGCTTGATATCCTTTATCGACAAAAGTAACTAACCCATTTAGCAACTTTCCGCTCATATCAAGTATAAAGTCACCAACTTTCAACATAACTTTAAAGACATTCATCAATTGTGGAAGATACTTTAAAAGACGAACTGCTATAAAACCTAATAATACATTCACTATAAATTGTCTTATAGAATCAAAAAGTCCAAGTTTTTTTCCAACAGTTTTTACAGGTCTTCCAAGAAAACTTAAAGTTCTTTCTAGTTTGTTTTCATAACTAATTCTTCTTTCTCTCTCAGAATTTTTTCTTTTGTCATCAACATTCTTTTTTTGAATAACCAATGAAGACTTGACAAGTTTCTCTTTTGAAATAAATTGCTTCTTGAGAGACTTAAATGTTAATGTAAATGGTGAAGTTATTTTCGCCATCACTTAATGCCGTAAATATTCGCAGACTTTCTATTAGATCCACTAGATGCATTAAATCTGGGTGTTGATGGTTTAGAACCACTTCCTCTCTTTCCACCCATTCCGCCACCGGCAACTCTTGGTTTTGTTACTACTTTTGGTTTTGGTTTAGGTGTAGGAGTTATACCCCTTGCTTTTGGTTTTGTCCTTGCAAGGCGTGCTTTATTTGCTGCAGCAAAATTTGCATAATACTTTCCATCGGATGAGGAATAGTAACGACCAATAGAAGCAGCACCTGCTTGCTTTACTCTTGCATCTGATGCTTTATCTTGTGATGCTACTCTTGCCTTATCTTTTTCACTACCAAACATCTTAGTGAAGGATCTTCCAAGTTGCCCCATCATACCACCACGACTTGCAGTTTCTGCAGATTGTGCTTTTGACTGAGCATCAAATCTTCTTCCTTTTGATCCTTTTGGATTTTTTCCTTCAGAACTCAACGCACTCAATCTTTGTTGGGAAGTAAGACCGCTCAATTGCTTTTCTCTTGCAGCAGTATTTGCTTTATAATAATCTTGTGATTTAAATGCGGGACTACCACCCATAGTTCTTGCTTTTGCAAATGCAGCATCACGAGCACCTGCAAATTTAGATTGATATGGAGTATATCCCATTCCAGGTTTAGAACCTGTTGCTGCTGCAGGTGTAGTTGGTGCTGCAGCAATTGTTGGTTTGTAGTTTTTCTTAAATTCACTAAGCGATAAATCACCAAAGGCTGCTTTATCGTGAAGAGGATGACTTTGATCTCTCAAAATCTTTAAATATTCTGCTCTTGCCTCTTTTGAAGCATCTCTTCTTTGTTGCCCTTGTTGCATTATAGATTTTCTTTGTGCATTATCTGCATTAATTCTTCTTTGTTGTTCTGCCGTTAATTTTCCACTACCAGCTCCAGTTGATGCTCTGATAGAACTAACAAGACCTTGAGCACTTGATGTAGCACTATTTGCTATCTGATCGCCCGAAATAGATCCTGGTTTTGATGAAAGCATTTTTGGATCAAATTTAACACCAGGTATTCTAATTCCATTTACTGATGTATAGTTTGTATTTCCTTGAGTTCTTGCTCTTTCTTTTAATTGTCTAACATAATCACTCTGTATATAAACTGGTCCTCTTTTTTTCTTTGCTTCTTCAGCAGCATCTTGCTGTGCATACATTGCTTTTCTTCTAGCACTCTCTGCATCATATGCACCAGGACCGTGTTTTGCATCATACTTCTGACGCAACTCATCAACACCACCAATCAATCCACCACCAGCAGCGTGAGGAACACCGCGAATAATTTTTGGTTGATTTGTTCCGCCACCAGCAGCATTCATAGATTGAAGAGTGCTAACTCCAAACTTTTGTACTGCTCCACGAGACATAACAAACTCACCATCAGTAAGCATCGCAGGGACTTTATCAATTCCTTTAGGTCCAGAAACAACTCCATTCATTCCTTGCATCAAACTTGCAAGACCACCAGAAGAGAAGAATGATGTAAAAGGATTAAACTTAGAACTTAATCCGGAGGTTGAATTATTAAATAAGTCTTTTAAATTTGCTAATCCACCAGTAGATGCTCCAAGAGCAGGAACTGCTGGTGCTTCGGGAACATTAATTTGCGGTGCTTGTTCTTCACCACCTCCCATCATTCTATTAATTGCAAATCCAGTACCAATTGTTGCTGCCGCAGCAATACCACCTCTAAGAGCAAAACCTTTTAATCCACCAAGTTTACCACCACCAGAAAAAGCAGCAGCGGCACCTTTTAATCCTTTGCCAGTTGCAATTGCTTTTACAAGTCTTGCAGCAATTACAGCAAGTCTTGCTGTTGCTCCTATCGCAACTCCAGCAACTTTTCTTACTACTCTACCAAATCCAGTTCCAAATAAAATATAACCAGCAACAAGAGAGGGCCACCAATCTTGCAGGAACCTCATTATAGAGCGAACCTTGCTTCTATTATTTTCGTCAGCAAACCAATTCAACAATAATATAAGTGCTCTACCAAGAAATACAGTCACAAAGAACTGTATAATTTGATCTAATATACTCTTAACAGGAGCAACAACTGCACTTGCTACATTTTTAACTGTTGCAAATGTTTTCTCTAATCCAGTTTCTATTCCCTGTCTTCTACTTCTTTCTTGCGTTTTTCGTGTTTCGTCAGCATCTCTTCTTGTTTGAACATTCTGCTGAGAAAGAAGTTGAATAATATTTGTGAGAGATTTTGATATATCTTTCAATAAGGCAGTATCAGCAGGAGAAGCAACAAGTTGTTGTTGAGGAGCAATGGCAGCAGATTGAACTGTTGATGTTCTGCCCATCAATTTTTGCTGATTTACTGCCATCTTACTTTACGTCAGAGTTGTGAACTTTGCTGTTGTTGCTTCATTCTTTCTTCTTCAAGGTGTTGCTCCAGGAGACCAACATAAATGTCTCTTTCCCAGGGCATCATACTTTCAATTTCCCATAATGAATATTTATGGTACTGCATCAAAGCAAAGTTCAATCTGAAATAGTTTTCAAGGTCCATATGGACCATTCCTATGCGAAAAAAGATGCTAACCCTTCGAGAACAACCTCACTCTCCACTTCCGTTTTTGGATTTTTAACAGTAATCTTATGAGACAGTTTTGGCATTGTTTCAAAGAACTTCTCAATTTGCTTAAATTGAGAAGAATTCATTTGATCTAAAAATTCAGTGAGTTCTTTTTTAGTAACATCTGCAGTAGACCACACTTCATCTTCAGTATAGATCTTATCAATGCAAGATGCAATCAGATCAAAAGATTGATCCATTGCATTCTCATTTTTAAAATCAAAGTTTGTTTTGATAAATTGCTCAAGTGATGGATATTTCATTTCCATCATAATACTATCATCGACTTTAATTTTATTTGTATGCTCTTCGTTTTTCTTAACTTTAATATCATCTAAATTGATACTAACTGTAGCATTTGTTTCATTATCATCTGGGCAAATAATATTAACTTCTACTTCTTCACCGACAGATTTGCCGCGAATATTCAAGAACAAATATTCAATATCAAAAGTTGGTAAAGTTTCTACTTTAATATCTTTTGTTAGAATGCAGTTCTTAATGACTGCCTTGATGGCATTAGTAATTTGCTTATTATCTTCGCTTTCTAAAGCAATTACTAATAGTTTTTCTTCCTTCACTAGGAAGGGTCTATAACGAATTGTCTTTCCAGTTGAAGGCAATTCAAGTTCATAAGTCGGTGTAGAAATCTTAGGTAAAGGCATAATGTCCTATAGAAAATTCAGGTGTGATTATTTAGATGATATTATCGATTCAGTAATGCTCTCTCCGCAGCAAGAGCAGAATTGATGTCTGATTGGGTTACTCCTTTTACAGTATTACCAGATGCATTTGCGGCAGATAGAGGAACTCCGCCAGCATTTAATGCTCCAGTTCCTTCAAGTCCAGGTAAATTCAAATCACTTGTTCCTGTAGTAAATTGAGGATTATTAAATGCTGCTTGATTTATAGGACTTGATGGATCACCAACTGCAGGAGGGTTTCCTCCAGAACTACCATCTGCAGGTGGTGGATCATTTGATGAAGTTGGTTCCACATAATACCTAATATATGAAAATGAAACAGTGCATTTTAATAATGAAGATGTTTCATAAGAAACGGGCATTGATGTAATCGAAATTGGAAAAGCATTTACAAATTGATAAGTTAAGGTTTTCCCAGTGTAAGAAGATTTGGATCCAGTTCTTTCAAACTTAGTCACAGATAAACCTTGTTTTGCAATATAAAGATCTGGATAATTTAACCTGTAAAAATAATTAGGCTTTGTTGATCCAGGCCTATTACCAGTTTCGGCCATACTTTCACCAACAATATATTTTATCCAAGTTTCAAAATATCTAATTGGTAGATAATTTTCAGCATCAACATAAAAAGTCATATCAATTCTATCATCATAAATTCTACGATTTGCGTGTCTCACAGTAACGCCGTGGTAATCCCCAGTAATATCCATCGTACCGATATTAGAACCAGGAAGAACTGTGTCACAACAAAGAAGATTTAAGGTATCTTGTTTAATACCAGTAAACTGCTGCAATCCATTTGCATCAAGGTAACCAGGATTATCATTAAGTCCTTTAGGGATAGGAATAGTTACCTCAAAATGAGAAGTTAACGCAGGATGCAATAACTTCGATTTGATATCCGCTATAGTTCTTGCCTTAGGCATTTATAAATACTTTTTGAGCGTATATATTATGTAGTAAGGATAATGGCAGAAAGTATTAAGAGTAAATACAAACCATCATATCCAGCAAAATATCAAGGTGATGCCAATAATATAATCTGTAGAAGTAGTTGGGAAAGGCGTTTCTGTTATTGGTGCGATCACAACCCAAGTATAATATCTTGGGCATCAGAAGAATTTTCTGTTCCTTATGTGTCTCCCGTTGATGGTAGAATTCATAGATACTTTCCAGATTATCTTATTAAAGTTAAAGAGCAATCAGGAAATATTAAGACATATGTGATTGAAGTTAAACCACAAAAACAAACAATCCCACCAAAACAAAAATCAAGAGTGACTAAATCATATTTACACGAATGTAGAACATACGCAGTCAATCAAGCAAAATGGTCTGCTGCTAAAGAATGGTGTGCTGATAGGATGTTGGAGTTTAAAGTGATCACCGAAAATGAATTAGGGATCAAGTAATGGCAGAAGGCTTTGGAAAGTATACTAGTGTTCCACCAAGAATGAGAGAGTTGAAAAAAAGAATTCTTGATGTGGGAACGAATGATCCAGAAGACCTAATGCTTATTATTATGGATGTATTAAAAAAAGAAGTACTATATCCAGAACCAGGAAAGTTTTATACGTTCATTTATAATCCAAAGACACCTGAGATTGAATACGATCAACACCCACTAATTGCTTGTACTTCTTTAGAGAAATGGGGATTTAAGGCAATTAATTTTCACTGGAGAGAAGGGAGACAATATACTTGGGAAGAAGTTGCGGGTAAACTTCACGTTGTGGAATATGATGAACTTGACGAAATGCTTTCTATTCCTTATGCAAAATTCCGTCTAAATAAATAAAAAACGCTGTATCTAATGGCTCAATCTGTAGTAAGTGATGCTAGCAAAGTAGGAGACAACTACTATAGAACAAAAGTAGTAGATAATGGCGATGGAACTTTTGGATCTACTTTATTCAGAACTGATGCAAATGGGGAAAATGCAGTTCCCATAGCAGGATATGGTGCTGCGGGTACTACAACTTCTACAGAAATAAACACGACAAATGCAACTGCAGAAGAACAAAAACTTCTTGCCGATCCAAATTCACAACTCAATCAAGTTAGAAGGCAACAAGTTAAATCAACGGAAGATGATTTTTTTGGGGAGAATGGTGGAACTGCAGAACAAAAACAAAGTGTAAATGAGGCTGCAGGAAAGCCAAATCAAGCAACAAAACCAGAAGCAAAAGATGGTGAAGGTGGAAAACCTGCAGATGGTGGATTTGGAGAAGAAAATAATTCCTTTAAAGAAAACACAAGACTTAAATATGGAGATGTTAAATACCCAGATGACTTATCAGTAGAATACCAAGATTGTATTAAATTTTCAATTTTACAATACAAACCATCCTTAGCATCCGAAGCCTCTAAAGCCTCTGGAGGTGTACCAGGAAACCCAACGGCAGGAAGAACTCCTTTAGGTTCAATAACTCTTCCAATTCCTGCTGGTATTAATGATAGCAACCAAGTCAGTTGGCAAGAAGATACAATGAATTTTGCACAGCAACAAGCAGCACCTGTTGCAAAAGGAGCAATAGAAGGAGGTGTAGAAGGTGCTACAAGTGCAGTTAACTCTGCTGCATCAACCGTAGAAGCTGCCACAAAAACAGGAGAATTCAAAGAAGCAGTATCAGGATTAGCAACAAGATTAGCTGTGAGTTCAGACAAAATTCAGCAGAGATTGTATGGATCAATACAAAATAATAACTTAGAATTACTTTTTACTGGTCCCTCTCTCAGAAGTTTTTCATTTACATTCAAATTATCACCAAGAAACGATAAAGAAGCAAAAAATATTATGAAAATTATTCGCTTCTTTAAACAAGCAATGTCAGTTAAAAGAAGCAAAACATCCCTTCTTCTTAAATCTCCACATACTTTTTCTATTTCTTATCTAACTTCAAATAAACAACATCCCTACTTAAATAAATTTAAAGAGTGTGCATTAACTGGATTTGATGTTGACTATACTCCAGAAGGTCAATATATGACATATATGAGTTCAGATCCAAGTGGAAGATCTATGATTTCTTATAGTATTTCTCTGCAGTTCCAAGAACTTGAACCAGTATTTGATGATGAATATGGCAACGAAAGTCCAGATCAAATCCTAAATGTAGGTTACTAAAATGTCTTCATATTTCAAAAAACTTCCATCATTTGAATATGTCAGTAGACTTCCTGATGCTAAGATATCCGATTATATTCAAGTAAAAAACCTTTTCAAAAGAGGCAAAATTCGCCCAGACATTTTTGAGAATGTTGCCTTTTTTGAAAAGTATAAAATTATTGGTAATGAAAGACCAGATAATGTCTCATATAAAGTTTATGAAGATCCCAAATTTGATTGGATAATCCTTCTATCTAATAATATTACAAATATTCAAACTGAATGGCCAATGACACAAAATTCATTTGATGAATATTTGAGAGAAAAATACGGAGTTGGATTATCTACAGAAGAAGAAATTTATAATAACATTTACAATGGTGTACATCACTATGAAACAACAGAAGTTAAAAATAGCAGAGGTGTAACAATACTTCCCGCTGGACTTCAAGTTCCTTCAAATTATTCTGTTAGTTTTTACGATTACCCATTACGCCAACAAACAGATAGTGGAAATATTGCAGTTCCAGTCACCAACTATGAATATGAAGAAAAACTAGAAGATGCAAAAAGGAATATATACGTTCTTAAACCAAGATACTTGAATATTATTCTTGATGATACAGATAATATAATGAGATATAAAGAAGGTGCCACTCAGTATGTGAGCGACACCTTGAAAAGAGCTGATAATATCAGACTTTATTCTTGATCAATCCTCTGCCAGTTTTTGGAAGTAGGAGAGAGCATCATCTTCATCTTCATCTTCCTGAGTGATCTTAGGAAGTGAAGGGGACTTAGAGCGAGCATAAGATTGCTCCAGTTCTTCCACAACACGATCTTGAACGGAAGGAGTAGAAGTATACTCTTCAAGTTCATCTTCCTGTTCCACAACTGCGCGAGAGCGAGTTGGAGAAGCAGTCTTCAGACCCAGAACCATATTCATACGACGCTCAAGTTCTTCATAAGACTTGAACTGATCTGGAGCAGTGATTGCGGTTAGGGAATACTCTTTCTTCCAGATGGCTTCCAGAGCATCGTCATCATCCAGTAGTGGTTCAACAGAACCAAATTCTGACTTGTCGTAATTCCAATACCCATCTTTCTTTACGATCTTGAGTTTGAAATTCGCACCCTGCCA